CATGAACGAAACAGGGCCGGGCGACAATTTGGCCGAGGCGTGCAGGCAGCCGGCCACCATTCTGACACTGGGTGACAGTGTGGTAAAGGGCTTGTTTGAACGCGGCGCCATCAATGCCTACTGGATTTCGGCCGAAACGATGCCGGTGGAAGAGGAACGACAGCGCATTGTGGACAAGCTAAAGCGCACCCTGTTCGGCGGCGCGGACAAGAGCAGCGGCGTGGAGGTGTTTAGTTCCGGCCTGACGCCGACCAAAATCGGCACCGACCCCAAAGACCTGGAGCTAGGCGCAATCGCCGCCCGGCTACAAACCGATATGTGTGCCGTCTCGGAGACGCCCGCCTTGCTGCTGCATCCGACTGAGGCCAGCAACCGCAGCGTCATCGACCGGGCCACCCAGAACTGGATCACCACGACCATTAAGCCACACGCGCAAATGATAGTAGACGCGCTGAACTTCCACGTTCTTGAACCGGCCGGGTATACGTTGGAATTGAACACCGCCGCAATGGACGTTGACCAGGAGGAAGAGGCAAGTAAGGCGGCGGCCTGGGCGCTGTACGTTGACCGTGGCGTTGACCCAGAGACGGCGGCGGCCATGCTGGGCATCGACATCCCCGAAGGGTTGCCGTTCGTGGTCGAGCAACCGCAACCGCAACCGGCGGCGTTGCCTGTACCCGCCGATACCAGCACCGAGGCGGCGTTGCCCGCCGACGAACGCAAGGCGGCAGAGCTGGCCCGGCTGGGCAAGTTCATCGAGAACGGCACCTATCTGGTCCGGTCGTTCAAGAGCGACATCTTGACACCGACAGAGATTGAGGCGGCCGTCATTCACAAGGAGTGGCAGGCGTACCCGTGACCGTCAAGCTAACCATAACCGCCGAGGCCAGTGACGAGGCCGTTGCCGCGGTCAAGGCGCCGCGCCGCGTGCCCGTCGCCAAGCTGAACCCAGACGGCGCGCAAATGCGCCGCTATGAACGCGACGCCACGGAACGGCTACACGCGGCGCTTTTGGCGTGGGGCAGGGGTTTGCTAAGGGGCGTGCCGGAAAACGCGCCAGAAGTCATCCTGGCACGCCTAGATGACCCGGAGCGACTAAAGCCGTTCCGCGACGCGCTGGTTGCCGTACTTCAGGGCATCGCCATCGCTGGGGCCGAGCATGGTCGCAAGCAGGTCGAGCGGGGCGTGTTTGGCGTCAAGCGGCAGGGCGGTGACGTGCTGGATATCTTGTGGGATTTAGCTAACGCCGATGCTGCACAATGGGCCATCACCTACGGTTCGCAATTAGTGACCGGCATACAGGACGCAACCCGCCGCCGCATCGCCGCCGAGGTGCGCGATTACGTCAACAACAGCATGACCATCGGCCAGCTACGCGACCGGATTATAGGCGCGTCGGCACAGGAAACGGCCGGGCCGTTCAGCCGCGCCCGCGCCAGGACGATAGCCGTCACCGAGACGACCCGCGCGTATGCCGAGGGTAACATGGCCGCATGGCGGCAGTCGGGCGTTATTCAGCGCAAGGAGTGGCAGACGAACGCCGATGAGCTGGTCTGCCCTATTTGCGGGCCGCTTCAGGGCGTGATTGTGCCGATGAACGAACGATTCTATGGCCGCCTCGACGGGCCACCGGCGCACCCCAATTGTCGCTGTTGGATTAGCCCCGTGCCGCCCGATGACGATGAGGTCTTCGGCGGCCACTTCGCCTATGAGCAGCTAACGCCGGAGCAGGCGGTGCAGCCATGACCGACATTCAGATTGAGGGGCTTGACGCGGTACTTCGTAAGCTGGGCAAGATTGAACACCTGGAGCGCGAACTAGCCCCGCCGATGGAGGCCAGTCTCGCCTACGTGCGCCGCCGCATGGAGAAAGCGCCGCGCAAGGCGAAGGGCGCGTTCTCAGCCCTGGCGACACCGGCCCAGAAACGGGCGTATTGGGCACGCGTTCGCAACGAGCCGGAAATGCACGGGGCAAACGGCTACATCCGCGGCAGCAGCGGCGGCGGCACGGTGGCAAAGGCGTGGTATACGCGCGTTCAGAAAACAGGTAAGGGGCTGATAGGCGAAGTCGGCAACAATCGCGACTATGCCCGTTACGTCTACTCCGAGGCACAGCAGCAGCTATTCCACCATGCTAGCGGCTGGCCCATAGCTGAGCGCGAGCTAGACAAGGCCGCGCCATACATCGAGGCGCAATTTCGCAAGACGATAAAGCGCATCTTGAAAGGCTAGGCGGCAGACAGGCGTAACGCACGCCTTTTTATTTTATGTTATACTTGCCTATATGTGGGGGTGGTAGCAGACGGTTCCCCCACATATAGGGGTAACGGCGTAGCAGCACCAGTTGGGGGTGACGATGACGAATGCAGTTAAGTTTCTCAGCGCGACCGATGACGCCTACACCGTGGGGGGGTATGGCGTCGTCTTTGGCAGCACAGACCTGGACGGCGAAACATTCCAACAGAATACCGATTACATGCTAGACCTCGTGCCGCGCAAGCCGGTGCTATACGACCACATGATGCGCGATGTCAAGACGCCGGTCGGCACGGTGGCCGACCTGAAAGCCGATGACGACGGCCTGTGGATTGAGGCCGAAATCAGCCGGGCGAATCAGTACGCTGAACGCATCATGGCACTGGTACATGCGGGCAAGCTGGGTTGGTCCAGTGGGTCAGTGCAGCACATGACGCAGCGGGAAGGCGGCGTCATCAAATCGTGGCCGATTGTCGAGTTCAGCTTGACACCGACGCCGGCCGAACCGCGCACGCTAGGCGTGCGAGAGCTTAAGTCATTAGTAGACGAGTTGCCTGAGTTGGGCCATGTGCTACCGGCTGAGGGCGCCCCGGAAAGCGCCGCCGTGCAGCAGCCCGCACCGGCCACCGTCGATGTGAACATTAACATACACAGTCATGGGGGTGACAAGATGGAAGAGAATCAGGAGGTACAGGCCCAGCCCGTGCCGCAAGACAACAGCGCCGTGCTGGACGCCATCAAGGCGCTGGCCGGCAAACTTGACACGGTGCAAGCCGAGGTCAAGGCGTTTCAGGCGACCGACGACAAGAAGGCCGTAAACGACCCCGGTGTTGCACCGGCGGTCATTGCGGACACGTCGCATTGGAAATACGACAACCTGGAAAACGAAGACCTGGGTGTGATGATTGGCGTTCTGGATGCCGCCAAGCAGGGCAACCGCAGCAAGCGCGGGCCGTCCGCGGCCGCTTATAAGGCGCTGGCCATGCGGCTTGAAGGCGAAGAGGCCCAGAAGACTGAGGCCGGGCGCACGGCCGCCGGCGCGATGAAATCGGCCGGTATCAAGGCTAACGAAATCGCGCAATCCACGCTCTCCACTTACGGTGATGAGTGGGCCGGTGTCTACTACTCCGGCGCCCTGTGGGAAAAGGTTCGCGCCGAAACGCCCATTCTGGGCCGCGTGCCGGAAATGGAAGTGCCCGCCGGTGCCGAGAGCGTGGTTATCCCGCTGGAAGGCGCCGACCCGTCATGGTACAAAGTGGCGCAGGCCTCGGCGCTGTCATCCGATCCGGGTGGCATTCCGACCAACACGGTTACGTCCTCGAAAATGGGAACCGGCAACCAGACCATGACGCTCGCCAAGATGGGCGCGCGCGTTCTGTGGACCGGCGAACTGGAAGAGGACGCGGTGCTGCCCTACGTGGCGCAGTTGCGGCGCCAACTGTCGCAAAGCGCGGCCGAGACGCTGGAAAGCGTTTTGATTGACGGCGACACCGACTTGACGGCCTCGACCAACATCAACAACATCGCCGGCACGCCCGCGGCCACGGCCATCTATGCCATGTGGAACGGCTTCCGCAAGCTGCCGCTAGTTACGTTGACGGCCAACAGCCGCGACGGTGGCGCGCTGGACATCAACGACTTCCTCGAAACCATCAAGCTCATGGGCACGGGCGGCATCTCCGGCTACGACCAGCAGCGTGTGGCCTTCATCGTTGACCGCGCCACGCACTACAAGGCGCTGGAGCTGCCTGAGGTCAAGACCCGCGACGTGTTCGGCGGGGCCACGCTGGAGGGCGGACGGCTCACCGGTATCTGGGGCTATCCGGTCTACATGAGCGGTCACATGGCGAAGGTGACTAACGGCCTGACTAACACGGCCGGCAAGTCCGACCTGAACACCGCCGGTAACAACACGAAGGGGCAGATTCTTGCCGTTCGTTGGGACCGTTGGATGTTCGGCTGGCGCCGCCGCATGACGATTGAGACTAACCGCATTGCCGCCGCCGACAGCACCGAAATCGTGGCCCTGATGCGGGCCGGGCTGACCTATAGCGCGGCAGACGACGCGGCCGCTATCAGCTACAACCTGACGGTATAAGGGGGGGACAATGGCCCTGTACAATCAGAAGTTTGACCTACCGCTGGGTTATATCGAAGAGCATGTAACCCTGGCTGACTTCACGGACGGCGGCTCGGCGGCGGGCACCTATACCATGAAGTCGGCTATCCCGGCGAAGGCGCATGTTTTGGCAACTGTCCTGACGAACGTCACGGCATTCGCCGGAACGACCACGACTATCACGGTGGGCGACGGCTCCGATGTGGACCGATACAACACCGGCACGCCGTCCGTGTTCGCAACCGCCGCGGCTGTGGATATGGGCGCGCCGTCGGGCATCAAGGGACACGCGACGGCCGTCAATCCGGTTCTGACCGTTACGGCCGAATCCGACTTCACCGCTGTTACGGCGGGGGCGCTGGATATCCGCATCGTATACGTCAAGGGCGTGTAATGAAGATACGTCTCAATGCTGACTATCGGGGGGTACTCAGTGATGAGGCGTACTACACCGCAGGCGACTATGTGGCCGGGGTTGACATGACCCCGGCCCACGCCCAGGCGTTAGTCGAGGCGGGTAGGGCCGAATTGCTGGAAGCCGACCTGATAGAACAGCCCGCGCCGGTGAAGGTCGTCAAGCGCGGCCGGAAGGCGCAGGGGCTATAACAGCGCAAGCGAGGGGGTTGCAATGCGCGACGTTAGATTGACATTCTCGACCGATGGCGACGGCGCGGCCACGGCCAGCCACGTTCCTGAATTCGCCAAACTCTATGCAGTTGAATGGCTTGACGGCGACCTCGCCAACGGCGTGGACGCGACCGTCACCATCACCAACCGGGCGACCGGCGTTGACCGTACCGTACTGACACTGACCAATGCCGACAATGACGCGTTCTACCATGTGGGCGCGGGCGTGTACGACGCGGCGGGTGGCACCATCGCCGGGAGTTACGTGCCGGTCATCGTTGACGGCACGCTCACGGTTACGGTAGCCAACGGCGGCAGCGCGAAGGCCGGCGGCATCAGATTCTATCTGGGCTAGACATGGCATACGCAACCACGGCCGAGCTAAAGACCTATCTGGGCATCACCGGCGACACGGATGACGGCCTGATTGCCGGTTTGCTGGACCGGGCGACTGAGGCGATTGACAACTACACCGGCCGGACGTTTAACGCATCTACCGCCACGGCGCGTACCTTTGACGCGATTGGGCCACATATCTCCGGGCCGACGCTATGGCTTGACAAAGACGCTTGCGCATTCAGCAGCGTAACCAATGGCGACGGTGTAAGCGTTAGTGCATCGGAGTATGTGACCATCCCGCGCAACGGCGCGCCATATCACGGGCTGAGGCTGAAAACCTCCAGCGGCAAGGTGTGGACGTATAGCACCGACTGGGAAGGCGCGATCACGGTCACGGCCAATTGGGGCTATAGCACCACACCGCCGGCCGACATCGTCCAGGCGTGCGTTCAGTATGCGGCTTTCATGTACAGGAAGAAAGACGCGCCCATGCAGGACATCACGGCAATCGAAGCGGGGGTTGCTATCACGCCGGTGGCCGTGCCGGGTGACGTGCGGGCCATCCTCGACCACTATAAGCGATACTAATGACGACCAACGTTGCTTTCCACACGGCCTTAAGTGCCCTCAGCATCACCGGCGTCAAGCGGGCATACGCCTATGAGCCGGATAGCGTCAGCACGGCCGACATCCCGGCGCAGTACGTGGCGCTACCCACGGGCGACGCGGGCAAGGGCGGCGATTGGGCCGCGGTGTGCAGTGACCACAGCAAAACGCGCGTCGCGTCGCTGGTCGTGCTGGTCGAGGCGGCGGGGCAAGAGCAGACGCTCCGCAACTTCGCCAACACGCTAACGATGATGGACCGGGTAGAGACGGCGTTGGACGGCCTGAGCGTGGGCGTGTTTCGCGACTACACCATCAAAGCGGGCGTTGTCAACAAGGGCGGCGCGCCGTTTTGGGCGGTGCTGGCTGACGTAACGGTCAGGGGGTGACATGGCAGGAACCGAAATCAGAGTACTTGCGGCGAATCGCGTAGGCACCACGGCCACGGCGTACCCGATAACGGGCACCAGCCTATCGGATGCCAACTGGTTCAGCAATACGGGCAACGAGATGATGCTACTGAGCAACGCCGGCAGCGGCGGCACGGTATACGCCCACATCATCCAACGCATTGACGGCGAGCTACCCGCGCCGAAATCATGCAACGTAGAGGGCGACGCTGAGATATACATCTTCGGCCCGTTCCCGCCTGAGCAATACGGCGACCCGGTGCAGGTCTGGGGCACGGATGGAGACACGGGCGCAACCATCGTGAGGGTAGGCTAATGGCAGCGCTAACGACACAGACGGCCGACAGAAGCGGCGCGCTGGGTGTGTGGCAGGATGTTACCGCAACAACGGCGGGGGCGGCTGACACGTTCGCCAACACGGGGCGGGAAATCATCCTGGCACGCGATACGAATGACGGCGGCACGCTCAATATCGTGATTACGGGTACGGCCGACGGTAACTCGCCGGACCCAAAAGAAATCGCAATACCGGCAAGCGGCTACATCATTTTGGGGCCGTTTCCGCAGACATGGTACAGCAGCACGGTGCAACTTTACGTTGGGTCCAACTCCGACGTAGAGGTTGCAATCATTAGAGGTTAGGGGGTGACAAAATGGCAGCAGTAGCAGGTGAGAAGTACGCAGGGCCGAACTTGGCCGTAACCATCGGCGGCACGGCCGTCGTGTGTCCGCAATCGTTCAGTTTCACGCCGACCGATCAATTCGTGGAATACAACTGCCCCGGCGCGGCGGGGGTGCAACGGCAGTGGACGGCCCGTAGCTGGGCCGCGTCATTGGCCTATTTGCCCAACAACAACAGCCACGACATCCTGGGGTTCTTCAATGGCACGCCGGGCGTGACGAAGGAGGTCGTCGTCTATCCCGACGGCAATACCAGCGGCCTGACCAAAGTCACGGCCAATTGCTATGTCGCCGTGGGCATGGAGTTGGGCAGCTATGGTGCAGTCGGCAGCGCGCCGGTCAGCCTCGTGGTTGACGGAGAGCCGACATTTGCCAGCGCCACCGGGAGCTAACCCATGCCTGAATTGTTAACCGATCTAAGACAACGCCATCTGGAGGCGTATGAGGCGCGATTTAATGAACTTGCGCCTGAGGGCATCGGCGCAATGAAGGGGCAGACGCGCGTCTATGGCGCGCTACTGCGGTCCGCAGCGGTAGGGGGGTGGTTCGGCGACGGCTACGATGAGGAGTGGGTTGACAACTTGACCTTTCAAGAGGTTGCCCCACTAGCCGAGGCGGTGGCCACCAAATACGCCGAACTGACCCGCCTACCCGATTGACTGATTGTCGCGGCGGCCAATGCCGGGCGCTACCAGATGACCCCGCCGCGACTGTTACAAGAGGCGTGGCAGGTGAAGCGATGGGGTGTACTGCCAGAGGCGGGCGGCCTACGCGACCAGCCGGCCGGGTTGCTGGCTAAGATGGCGACGGTGTTGGACGTGTACACGGCAAACAAAGCCTACTACGACGCGCTCATGACCTATGACGATCCCAGACAGCTAGCCGGTTGGGAATCCCGCAACAACGAAATCATGACGATAGTGCGCGAGACGACCCGACTGAGAGAGGCGCTAAAGAAAGCCGCGGAGGTTGATTGTGGCGACTGAAGATATCAACCTCCGCGTTCGTGCCACGGTTGCCGGTGCCGAGGCCATCACGGGGCTTAAGGACAAGCTCAACCAGCTAGACGACCGCACCAAAACATTCAAAAAGGAGTGGGCCGGGCTAGGCACTGCTATGGGCGCGGTCGGCATTGCTGCCTATGGCGTAAGCCGGGCCATCGGTGCCGTTTCGGACGTTCTCCAGCGGGGCGCGGGCGTTGACTTTGCCCAGCGCAAGTTTGAAAACCTATCTGCCAGCATCGGGTCAACGGGCGAAGCGCTTCTATATAGCATGAGGGCGGCGACCGGCGGCATGATGTCAGACATGGCGCTTGTCACCACGGCCAGCAGCCTGATGGAGACGGGCCTCGCCAAGAACACAAACACGGTCATCCGGCTATCGAAAGCCGCCGGTATGCTGGGCCTGGACATGAACCAATTGGTATTGGAACTCAATACCATGAAGGGGATGAGGCTTGACCAATTAGGGCTAGACCGAACCGTTGTCTTTGCCAAAGCCGCCGCTAACGAACTTAAGGGCATGTCTGAACAGGCCGCCTACACTGAGGCGGTCATCTCCGCATTCGAAGAAAAAATGTTGCTGCTGGGCGACGCGGGGGAGACGGCCAAGGGCAAGATAGACACCATGAATGCGTCAATGGAGAACGCCAAAGACGCATTTAGCGACGCGGCGCTTGCTGCCTTTGACGCGGCCGGTGGCATTGATGCAATATCGGAATCTGCTTCAAGACTCCAGCTATTGACCGGGGCATACACCGCGCTACAGGAGGCCCACGACAAGGGCCAGATTAGCACCTTCCAGTATGCACAGGGGTTGTCTGCCCTCGTGTTCTCGGCCACCCACGCCAGCGCCGTTATCGACAATCTGGCCGGTACTGAGGGGCGGGCCTTCACCGCCACCAAAGCCACAACTGAGGCGACTGACGGCCTGGGTCATTCGCTCGTTGGCGTAACTATTGCCTTCATGAACGCGGCGTCATCCGCGCCCCTGATGACCACTGAATTTTACAACGTGGGCCGGGCCGCGGGTATCTCTGCCGAGTTGATAGACGCCGCCCGCGTTGCCCTGTCGAAGTACCACATCATCAATGGCGCAATGGAGGGGCTAGGCGCGAAGGCGGCAGCGGGTGCGGTTAAGGCCAAGCTAGGGTTAGACGCCGTTAGCATGAGCGCTTATAGCGCGGCGTCGGCTATGGGCAGTTATGCCGATGTGGTAGACGAAGCCGCCGAACGTCAACGGGCATTTGCTGACGCATTTCAAACCGAACTCAGCACCGAACTCAATATCGACGTTGACAACGACGAACTCAAAGAGCGCCAGAAGATTATCGACGAAGGCTTAATCGGCAATAACGGCCTCGCCAACATGACGGCCATCAACGCGGCGCTGTATGAGCAGGCCGGGGCGGCCGGGGCCACGGCGGGGCAACTGGCCCTGCTGGGCATTGCTACCGGCCAATTTACAGAGGAGCAGGCACGGGCGGCGCTTAAGGCGGCGGTTCTACAGCAGAAGATCAAGCAGATGGCACAGGCCATATCTACCGGGGCACTGGGCTATGGCGCGGCGGTGGCGGGGCTGAGTGAGTTTGCCGGGCAGCTAGACACGGCCGGGGCCGAGGCAACAATTGAAGATTTGGCGATGGCAGTGGATGAGTACGCCACGGGCGGGCCGTATACCGCCGATGTCGGGGCCGACACAGATACCGCCGCCAGCCGATTACGCGAGATCATTGGCCTGCTAGATGACATCGACGGCCGCAACGTGGCCGCCAACGTCGCCGTCAACGGCGCGCCGCCGCCGCCGTCGTCGCCGTCTTCGCCACCAATGCCTCCACCGCCCGGCCAACCAAACCAGCCGCCGGTTCCACCTGGGCCACCCATTGAACCCGCCAATGTGCCCCGCAACAAAGACAATAATAGCAGGTCAACGGCCGTCACGGTCAACGTGACAAACTATGTCAACGGCCAGCCGCAGCGGTCGGAACTGGACACGATCACCGAGGACCGCATCAAAGCGTCCTTGCGGTCGCTATCGTTATAGGGGGATAGGCAATGGCAAGCGGCCCAACGGGATGGTTGACAAACGACATAGCCACTCAGCTACCGACCGGCTACGTGGTGGGGTTTGGCACGCTGGATCTCGACGGCGAATATAGCGTACTGAGGAACGGCGCAGGCCCGGCGCAATTCGCCACGGCCACCATCATCCCGCACCGTTACCCGTTTCAGAGCGTCAACACCCGGCCGGGCATTATCCAACTGCCGGGCGGGGCCGTATATCGCGCCTTTCCCGACGCCACCCGCTCGCCCATTTCATGGCCGTCCTGGACATGTGAATTTTTGGTCAAGGGCAGCAGCGACGGCGTTATGATGTTTCAGAACGAGGCGGCGGCGCGGGCGGGGTATGCCGACAATCTGTTTTGGAGTGGCGCGAACAGCATATTTGAAACGTATAGCCAATTTAGGCAGAAACGGTGCCGGGCCGAACTGATTAGCGTATCGACTATACAGGAATACGACATCACCACGCCCGCCCCGTCAACCGGCCCGACAACCTCCCCGCAGACGCATTGCATTATAGCGATGACATGGCAGCAACTAGACAAGTTCGTGGTGCAGGGCTGATATGGCGATAGAGGGACGTATTCGCGCCCGCGTCTACCGGCGCGGCAAGACGAACACCGGCGGGTATACCGACACGCTCATTGCTGAGTTTGATTGCATTTCCGCGCGCGGGGCTAGCCGCCTGAACCGCATTGGCGAAGGCGAATGTAAAGCGCCGACCGAACACGTCAAGGCGGCCGGCGTAGCCGTTGGCGACATCATCACCGTCGTTCAAGATACCAACTGGTACCCGGTTTATACCCCTGTTCCGTTCCGTATCGCCTGCTTCATCGTCACCAACATGAAAGCGGACGCCGGGCACGTTACGACCCTCAGCGGCGGGGACATGCTGGGGGAGTTGGCAGACTGGCCCGCCATCACACCCGTGGGCGCGGCGACTGAGTACGCGGTTGACATTGCCGCGGGCAATCTAGGCAAGCGGACATTTCTACTCCGCAACGCCTATGCCGCCGGGATTAAGGAAATCGTCATCTATAACGCATCGGAGGACCGCGTGCTAGAGGGTGACGACATCCACATTGCCCTGGCGAACGGTGACACTCTGTTTACCGGCATTGCCGAGGTTGTATCTTCCAGCAGCAGCGCGGGCACGGTAACGGTTCGGCTTGACGACGCGCTGCCCAGCGTATCCAAGACGCCCGGCGTGGGCGGTGTATACGTCTACCTGCTAACCCCGCGCATTCGAGTAACGGCGGATATGTCCGACACGTTTAGCGTGGGCGAGAGGGTGCGCGCGCGGACAAGCGACCGCACGGCAGGCGGGCAGCACGTTGTATTCGAAACGCGCATTGACGGGTTCGAAGAAACGGAGTTAGACGACGCCACGCAATACTGGGTCCGCCTTGAATCGCCGCCGATTCAACCCATCCCGGCCGCCGACCCGCTTAACACGGCGGCGGCCAATCAGTTGACTAGCACCGTCTATGACGTGCCGACAACAACCGATGTGGCCGACCTGCTGAAGAACGACACGTTCGGCGTGTGGAGTGTGGGCAAGCGCGATGACGACTGCACCATTGGCACCACGTATGAGCCGACGACCGAAAGCGTGTTTGACGCGCTACAGGCCATCTTGGATACCAGCGGCTACGCCGTCAAGGTCATCAAAAACTACACCGACTCCACCAAGCCGGATAGACGGCAATTGCGGGTACTGAACCCATCCGGCGGCAAGCTGACCAGTGGCACCGTGCCCGGCGTGTCATGCGAACGCAACGCAACCACGGCGCTAGACGGTTACGCCGTGGCCCTTCAAGAGCCGTCGCTAGACATCGAAGGCGAGCCCATCACCCACATTATCCCGATGGGCGCGGGCGGCGGGCAGTCGCGATTTGATCTGACGGCCGCCGATTTGTCCATCCTCGACGAATACAACAACAAGCTCGCTAATTACGAATACCAACTGGGGCGGCGCGGGCAATACTGGGTGCTGTATCGGGCGCGCAAGTCCGGCAGCACCGCGCCGCTATTGCGCGACGTATGGCGCACTGTGACATTCGCTCACATCCGGCCGGTCGATGAGGATAGCACCGCCAACGTTCGAGCGGCGGCCAATCAACTGCTAAGGGCGGCCGCCGACTATCTGCACGAGAGCTACCAGCAGAACATCAGCATCGACGTCACGGTTCACACGCTGGGTGATCCTCAGCCGGGCGACCTGCTGCCGGTGTACCGCAACAACATGACACCCAACGCGACGGTCACGCTATACAACCTGCTAATCAGCGAGGTGGAACACGCGGCGGACGCGTCGGGCATTCGTAAGACGCGCTTGTTGTTGACTAGCAACCGGCTGCCGCCTGAGACGGGCGAACTCATGACGGCCCGCAAGATTCAGCAGTTTGAGCGCTACATGTCACAGACGAACGCGCCCACGGCGGGCGGCGCGTCGTTCGGCGGCAACCGGCTGGTGTTTCCCGGCAGCGCGGTTATCGGCGCGGCGACGGGCGGAATGTCCCTGCGTTCGCAAACGTCCAACGTAGAGATAAGCGCGCCGGGGCAATGCTACATCAATACGGGCGGTGTGCGGGCTAATACCGACATTGTGGCCACGGGCACGGTCGAGGCGGGTGACGGGCTGGTGCTGATTGACGAAACGGGCAGCGGGTGGACACACACAACGACGATGATTGACGGCGTACCGCGGCTAGTGGCAAGCCGAACGACCAAGCGCGGCGGCCCTCAGCAGGACGAGCTAGACGACCCCGGCTTTGATGATAGCTGGGTAGGCACACTGTACTAATATGACGATCTATTATGTAGCAACCACCGGCAACGACAGCACCGGCGACGGATCGTCCGGCACGCCGTGGAAGACGATACAGGGCGCAATCAACAAATCGGCGGTAACAACCGGCGACACTATCCGCGTTCGCACCGGCACGTATCAGGAAGCCGTCAACATCAACAAGCGTATCACGCTGGAGGCAGACTCCGGCAACACGCCTGTCATTGATGGCCGCTATGATCCGGCTGAGGTTAAGGGCTACATTGATAGCGGGCAGCATATCAAGTATCACGTGGCCGATTCACCCGTGGGTAGCACGTGGGTTGTGTTTGGGCAGTTCGTTAACCTCGTCAGCATCACCGCCGATGATGTCACCCTAGACGGGTTCATCATAAAGAACGGATGCGGGCGACTTCTGGGAATCAGCAGCGACGATGTATTAGTCGATAACTGCACCCTGGACTTTAGCGGCACGGGCGGCATCTCCATTGGCACAACGTCCAACCGGGTGACGATTCAGAACACGCAAGTTACCCGCGTCTCTCAGGGCATCTTCTATCTGGCCGAGAACGGGCTAAGCGTCAACGACCGGCCGGGCCAAGTGACGACCGCCGTCATTGTACAGGGGCATGATTGCATCGTTCAGGATTGCGTCATCGGGTTCGTGTACGGCGAAGGGTTGACGGCGGCGCGCAACAGCGAACGGGCGATTTTGCGGCGCAACAAGCTTATTGCCTGCGGTCACTACCACCTCGCCAGCAACCGCGGCAAGGACAGCCGCATTTATGACAACATCGTCATATTCCCGGACCGCTTCGATGAGGTAAGTCCCGGCAGTAAGCCAAATAGCGCATCGGCCGGTATCCTGATCGGCGACGAAAACAACAAGGACCAGACTACCACTTGCCGCGGCACGAAGGTATACAACAATCTGGTCGTGGGGGCGTGCCCGGCGTTCGAGGCCACGACCGACCCGCTCAGTACGCGGCCGGGGGCGCAGGTTGACTCCAGCGAGCTGTATATTGGGTTCAATACGTTCGTGGGCGGCCCGATTAGCGACCGCGCCTTTTTCATTCATTCCGTGTCGGGCGGCTGGGCGAACAGCATCCTGGAAAATAACATATTCCACAAGGCACGGCACAGCGGTAACGCCTTTGGCGGGGCATCAAAGTCGGCGAGGCTGCAATGCCGAAACAACGCATGGTATGGCGGGCTATCACCGGCAAGCCGGGGATTTAGCAGCGCCGCCGACGTAACCGCCAACCCGCTGCTAGTCAACCCCGGCGCGTCTATCACCGTGCCGAGCTATAACCCGTGGTCGGCCACCATTCCCAACCCCGAAACGGCCATCAGCGGCTTTAACGTCAACAACTACAAGTTGCTACAGGGATCGCCCGTGCGCGGCAAGGCGTCCGGCGGCGGCTCGTTTAACGGCCAGACGCCGCCAAGCGTGACAACGGATAACTATTTCTTGGGCGGCACGTCACGCGGCGCGAGCCGGGACATTGGCGCCCATGAGTTTGACGGCGCAATTGTTGACCCTGGCGACACGCTAACGGCGGCATTTACGCAATCGGCCACCAGCGGTCCAGCGCCGCTAGAAGTCACGTTTACGGACACGTCAAGCAGCAGCGGCACGATTGACGATTGGCTTTGGGAGTTTGGCGACGGGGCGCAATCGACCGCCGAGGACCCGGTATATACCTATTCGGCGCCGGGCATTTATACGCCTGAGTTACGCGTGCGCGATGACAACGGGCTGGAGGCGACATACAGCGGCAGCGCGATCACCGTCACCCAGCCGGACGCGGGCGGCGACGCGGGCGGCAACTATGACATCAAGCGGTTCACCACGCCCACGTCAGAGGGCGACCTGACCGTAACCTTCGACAACCTCGACGGCGCTGTGCCGGCGGGCGTTATCGTGGCAATGGTTAGCGCTACGGCCACCGCGACGGTAACGGCTGGCGCGATGATGTCCATCGGTTACGCCGCGTCAACCGGGGGCGCGGTGCGCCGCTATTGTGTCACGTTCCGCTCTGACGACGACGAGGCCACCAGCAACGCCCACAGCTATCGCGCGGCCTATGTCCTGGCCAGTATTGACGACACGGGCGCGCCGGTCGGCAAACTCAATATCAAGTCATTCGGCGCCGATAGCGTGACGTTTACGTGCGAAGCCGCATTTCAGGCGGAGTACCAGTGCGCCGCGTTTGCCATCTCCGGCGATGGCGTGGTTGTCGCCATGCCCGCCAATGATGTGGACTATCTGGGCGCGGCGGGCAGCAGCACGCCGATGTCAACCCCCGGCGGCGCGCCGGATGTAGTGATGCTGTTGGATGCGTTCATGGCAACCGGCGGTGCGGTCGAGGCCGAGGGGGTTGACATCAGCCTGGGCATGGCAACCCGCGACGCGCAATACTCATTTATGTGGCATGAGGACCACAACGTAGACTCGACCTATCTCCACGGTTGGGCCAGCGGCGACGGGACAATTGGCCGGGCGCTGCAACGCAACGATGCGCGGATAGCCATTAGCAACATGAGTACCTATGAGGTGTCCGGGGGCGACCATAACGGCGCGGTTCGGCCGTTGCAAATCGTCCTACCCGATGGCACGTCATCGACGGTGGCACAGCAAACATCACCGGCGTCTACAGGCGAGCGCGGCTATGCCCTGGCCTACGAGCCCGGCGGCGCTATCTTGTGGGGCGGGCTTAATAAGGGGCCAAGCACTAACAGCTATCACAATAACAACGGGTCGGCGTTTTGGATTGGCTTTGTCACGCCGAACGATAGCGCGTTCTTCTGCGCCACGATTCAAAACAGGGCGGCCACCAGCAACACACAGGTATGGACGGGTGATGATTTAGAGGTGTACCGCGGCGGCAACACCAAGGCGCTTGACGGCACGGTAACGCTGACTAGCGGCGGCTATAATATTAACTGGACCACCACCGAGGAAATAACATTCAACGTCACCACGTTTGAGCAGGGCGTGGTGGGCACGACCGCGCCCATTGTGGCCTTTACCGTCTACCCGCCCGATGACGGCTACGAAGGCGACGTTCACACATTTACCTCAACGACCAACGCCAACGGCAACACAATCACGGCTTACGCGTGGGAGTTTGGCGACGGCGGCACGGCCACCACAGCGGCGGCGACGAACACCTATGACGAAGCGGGCACGTATACCGTAACGCTTACGGTGACGATTACAGGCGGCGCCACCTATAGCCACTCGGAGACAATTAACGTTCTGCCGGAATACGAAACCGAAGAATACATTCAGGGCGTATACCGGCCGCACCCGCAGGGCGTCAACTATGACACGCCGAACTATGTGGGCTGGTCGCCAACCGGCGAGTTGCCCGGCATTCTGTCGTTCAGGCTGACGGCCACCGATACGCGCTATGATGCCGCCCCAGAGGACATCACCACGCCCGCGCCCGGTATGGTCCGCATGGTTTATGATGATGTTGAAGAGGACTTCAAGTTCATCCGGCCGGACGGCTCATATCAGTATATGGGGCTGGGCACGTGGACGGGTGGCGGCGGAACGGGCGCAACGGCGCCCGCGGCGCCCACGCTGGACGCTATCAGCAATGGCGACAATGACGGCGACTATACCGTAAGCTGGGGCGCGGTTAGCGGCGCAGACTCCTATACGCTGCAAGAGCAATTGGGCGCGGGGTCATTCACCACAATCTACAGCGGCGCGTCAACCAGCAAGTCACTAGTGGGCAATGCGGTGGGCACGTACACCTACCGCGTTAGCGCCACGGATGGCGACTTGACCAGTGGTTGGAGCAGCACCGTATCGACCACGGTCAGTGCCGGGGCGCCCGAAACCACGTTAACGCCCTCGGCCAGCAACCACGATGCACTAGAGGACGGCACCGGGACAATGACGCTAGACGGCGCCGCAATCATCCTGAGCGCCGGTACGCGATGGGCGGGCTTGTGGGTTGACGGTTCAGCCATCTCGCAGGGCAGCACAATTAACTCGGCCACGTTGCGCTATAAGGCCAGCAGTACCAGCTATGACGATCCCAACATCATATGGTATGGCAACGACGTAGACACGGCGAGCGTGTTCACCACGGGGGCCGGCAACATCAGCACGCGCACGTTGACGACCGCCTCCGTTGCCGACAAGTCTACGGGCATCGGCGCAGACGACTACCGCGATATAGACGTAACCGACATCGTTCAGGAAATTGTGGACCGCGCGAGCTGGAGTGGGCCAATTGCCCTGATTGGCGACTGCCAGTCGGTAACATTCACCTGCAACGTTCGCATCGTGGCCTATGACAACGGCAGCGACTATTGGCAACTGGTGGTCAACTACTCATGACGGCCGGACGGGTACCCTGGCCGCGGTGACATGGGATTGACGATGAACCTTCAAGCGATCACCGACACGGTGCAAACCGTCAACCTTATTTTGTTCGCCGCCGGGCTAATCCTTGCCGTGCTACTGGCGCGGCGGTTTGAGTGGTCGCGCATGTGGCTGATACCCCCGGCCACATGGCTGATTAACGGCACGGCGTTCTATCTGATTGTGGCGCTGGGGTTATGGGACGGGCCGACCCGGACGCTATGGTCGGCCGGGTTGCGGTTGCATAGCGTAATCCTCATGGTCATCGGGTTATGCACCGTGTATTGGATGGCGGTAAAGGATGGCAAGAAGTGATCCCACTGTGGCAGGCGTTTTTGCTGATAGGCGTGACTATCACGTCGGCGCTTGTCACGGGACTGGCGTTTTACCTTGCCGGGCGGCGCTATCAGGCGGCGCAACAGCACCGGGATACGATGCTATCCGACGCGCGCGACCAGTCAAGCCGGACGTATTCAACGATGGAGGGCA